AAAAAGAGAACGAAGCCTTTCTGATCAAGATCGGACAGGTTGTACCAACACCATCAAAGCCAGTAACTACTAAGAAGGACGAGGAATAATCTCATGGCTGTATTTCTAAATAACAATGTAGGTGTGAAGATTAACTCAGTCGATCTTTCAGACCATGTAACAGCAGTAACAATTAACCGCGTATTTGATGAGTTAGAAGTTACCGCAATGGGTGACTCATCACACAAGTTCGTAAAGGGCTTAGAGTCATCAACAGTAACAATCGACTTTCTAAATGACACAGCAGCAACAAATGTATTGGCAACACTACAGGCTGCATGGGGAACAACTGTCACAGCAGTATTCCTACAGACAAAGGGAACAGCAGTCTCAGCGACTAACCCTCTTTATACTGTTTCAATCCTTGTCAATAACACTACAGACATCAACGGTGCTGTTGGCGATATTGGCACACAGTCAATCACATTCACATGTAACTCAACAGTTGCAGTAGCAACTACAGGCACATTCTAAACAACTAAACTAAGGGGCTAATCATGGCAAAACTAAAGATCGTTCGTACAGATGGAAGCGTGCTAGAAGGCGAAATCACTCCAGCAGTGGAGTATTCCTTTGAGTTGTACGCTAAAAAGGGTTTCCACAAGGCTTTCCGCGATGAGGAAAAGCAGACGGATGTTTATTGGTTGGCATGGGAAGTCACTCGCAGGTCAGGTGAAACTGTTAAGCCTTTTGGGATTGAGTTCATTGAGACACTTAAAAGTGTTGAGGTGCTTGACTCAGACCCTTTAGCTTAAAGCGCGATCTTCCATTCACCTATCTAATTGCTAGGCTAAGCATTAGGTTGGGAATCGCGCCACAGCAGTTATTAGATCTAGATAAGACAATGCTCGATGCACTTGTGCAAGGGCTCAAGGATGAAGCGAAAGAGGTGAGCGATGCCAGCAAGCGTAAAGGGCGGCGTTGAACTTCGCAAGGCTTTACGCAAGTTCACTCCTGATCTAGCTAAAGAAACTCAGAAAGAAATCAAGACGGCAATTCAGCCTATTTCTAAATCTGCTAAAGGCTATGTTCCAGATCGCAATGAAGTATTGAGCGGATGGTTGCCACGGCAAATGTCCGAGGGAAGGTTTCCTACTTTCAATCCTTCTGAGGTTAGATCTCGCATTGGTTTTAAGACAAGTCCGTCAAAGCCTAACTCAAGAGGATTTAGATCTCTTGCTCAAGTTTTCAACAAAAGCCGAGCAGGATCGATTTATGAAAGAATGGGCAAGTTAAGTCCTGATAGCCAATTCGTTCGCAATCAAGACGGAAAGCTGCGCGCACCCCTTAAGGGTAAGGATCGCATGCAAGGCCGCCTTCTTTATCGTGCCTATGACGAAAACAATGGCAAAGCCAGAAGTGGTGTTCTTAAAGCCATTTCATCTGCTGCTACAAAACTTAATCAACGAGCAACGGTGAGGGGCTAATCATGGCAAATGTAGTCATTGATATTGCAGCAGAATTTACTGGCAACAAAGCCTTTAAGCAAGCAGATAGCGCGACAACCACACTCACTAAAAATGTTAAAAAACTTGCAGGAGCTATAGGTCTTGCCTACAGCACCCAGGCTATTGTTGCATTTGGTAAAGCATCAGTTAAGGCTTTTGCAGATGATGAAGCAGCAGCCTTAAGACTTAATCGAGCTGTAGAAAATTTAGGCATTGGTTTTGCTAATCCTGCCATCGCTGAGTACATAGCCAATCTTGAGAAATCTGCCGCTGTCGCAGATGACATTCTTCGTCCAGCGTTTCAGGGTTTATTGACTACGACTGGATCATTGATTCAATCTCAGAAGCTTCTTAATGATGCAATTACGATCAGCCGCGCATCGGGCGTTGATTTAGCAACTGTTACTGAGGATCTTGGCAAAGGTTATGTTGGTGTCACTAGAGGTCTGCAAAAATACAATACAGGATTGACTAGAGCAGAGCTTCAATCTAAGTCATTTAATGAAATTCTTGGAGTTATCCTTAAGCGATCAGCAGGAGCGGCAGAGGATTACTTAGATACTACTGCGTACAAATTTGATGTTTTAAGTATTGCCACATCTAATGCCTCAGAGATTATCGGCGGTGGCTTAGTAGATGCCTTTGCATTAATCGGTGGTGGCACAGATGCAAAAGATGCCGCTTCTGTCATTGAGGGAATTGCTACTGCTCTTGCTAATGTTTCTCGTCAAGCGGGTAGGACTGTCGGAGTTATTCCGACTTTAATCCAGAATCTTAAAAACCTTCCAAAAAACATTTTTGGTGGTTTTGCTGGAGCGCAGATTGGCAGAAATGTTGTTATTCCTCAAAAGAAGGAAGAAGTCAAGCTCACCGTTACTCAGAAGAAGCAAGAAGAATTACTTGCTAAACTAGAGAAAGATTCTCTGCGCAGAGAAAAAGAAAGACTTGCTTTGCTTAATAAGCAGAACGCAGCCAAAAAATTGCAGGCACTTATTGACAAGGCAAATCTTGCCTTGAACAAAGGCGATAAGGTCTTCGACCTTGACAAGATCCAAATTGCCGCAGCTCTTGCTAATCAAGCAGATCAACTAGGCAAGGCTACAAGTGCAGCACAAGTCTTACAGATTGCCAATGACACCGCTCGGTTAAATGTGAAGCAATCAATGCTGGCTCTTGAAGATGCTATTGCTTCTAAAGATGCAGCAGCGATAGCAGCGGCAACGGCTAAACTAAATGCAGATTTAGGAATCCTTAACGCTTTGACTGGACAGAATACCCAAGTCACAGCAATTAAATCAATCCTAGAAGGACTTAGCCCTAAAGAGTTGATTGATCAAAAGAATCTAGATGAGGCTTTACGCAAGATTAAGGAAATGTTGGCCCTACTGGGTTCAATGCAATTTCCCGGTGGCCCCGGTGGCCCCGGTGGCCCATTCAAGCAGACAAAGAATGGAATTGCTCCGACATCAGAAGCCAGAACCACGGATGAAATCAATAAAGCTAATGAAGATCTCGGTGGAGTTATCTCAGTCATCGGTGACAACGGCAGAGAGTTTATCAAACTAATCGATGGCATGGCTCAGGTTTATCAGACCATTGATGATGTCGGCTCACTTAATGCTTTGACTAATCTTTATGCAGGTGGAGCTATAAATCCTTTTAATGCTGGATCTTTCCGCGAGATGGAAGGCGGCACTTTGTTTAACTCAGGAGCAGTCGGTTCACGTGATCGCGACATCAACATCACTATTCAGGCTAACACCATTGCTAACCCAGATGAGTTAACTAACATGATTCAGAAGTCTTTAATCCAGTTAGGTAACAGAGGCGATTCCTTGACTCAGGCTGGTTCGTTGTGACCAGACCAGTCATTAATGTAGTTATTGATTTCTCAACGGGAGCTTCTTTTGGTTATCCGTTTATTCTGGGTTCATCGCTTATAGGTGGCGCAGATGTTTTGTCAGATAGTCCTGCAAGCCTAGTAGTGGATGTTTCTAACCTTATAGACTCCGTTCAAACAAACCGAGGCAGGCAGATCTCAGCAGAGGTTTTTCAGACTGGCACAGCTTCCGTTCGTATCTTAGATCAGAATGGTGACTTTAACCCTCAGAACACAGCATCACCTTATTACACTTATCTAAATCCAATGCGTAAGATAACCGTTACTGCAACATACTTAGGAGTAACTTATCCAATCTTTGCTGGCTACATTACAGGTTATAACACTTCGACCCCTAAGTTTCCGGGGGATCTTGTCTACACGACTGTAAGCGCAGTCGATGGATTTAGATTATTTCAGAATGCTCAATTCTTTAATGTCACGGGTGCTGTTGCAGGTGAGACTACAGGCTCACGCATTAGCAAGATCCTTAACAGTATTAGCTGGCCGATTCCTTTGCGGGATATTGATACAGGGCTGACAACCGTGCAAGCAGACCCAGCAACGCAGCGTACAGCCCTTCAAGCACTCCAGACCGTTGCTACTACTGAATACGGTGCTATTTACATGGATGCTCAAGGACGAGTAACCTTTCAAGACCGTACCGTCACCGTTGGCACAATAGGTGACACGCCTATTGTCTTTAATGACAACGGCACAGGCATTGGATACTTTGATGTGAAGTGGGTCTTTGATGATACTCAGATCTTCAATGTAGCTACAGTTACTAGGGCAGGCGGTACCGTTCAAACTGCTAGCGATGCTGCCTCTATCACTAAGTACTTTACTCACAGTTATAACCAAGCGGGTCTATTAATGCAGACAGATGCCGTTGCTATGGATTATGCCAAGGCCTTCATTGCCTCTCGCAAAGAAACTTCAACCCGCGTGGACGAGCTTACTTTAGATCTTCAGCAAGATAACTATACGGCTGGCACTATAGCCGCCTTGAGCATGGACTTCTTTAGTCCTGTAAGCATCACTACCACTCAGCCCAATAGAACTACTTTATCAAAGACAGTACAGATCTTTAATGTTGCCCACTCCATAACCCCTAACACATGGAAAGTGCGCTACGGCACAGCAGAACCGATTATCGATGGGTTCATACTTTCGTCCGCTTTATACGGTATTCTAGACACTAGCGTTTTAAGTTACTAAGGAGTAATAATGGCAGCAGGACTCGGATTTAAGACATTCACTACGGGTGAGGTTTTGAGCGCAGGAGATGTAAACGGATACCTCATGCAAGGTATTCTAGTTTTTGCAGATGCAGCAGCTCGCGATGCAGCTATCACTTCTCCGCAAGAAGGTCAATACGCTTACCTTAAAGACACTAATGTGACTGTTTATTACACAGGTAGTGCATGGGTTTCACCTAGTGCGGGTGGAAAAAACTTTACATTGCTCAATGCAGGCGGCACAGCCTTAACTGGAGCTTCATCAATCACAGTAAGCGGGATTTCTAATGTTGATCAGATTTTTGTTATGGTTGAAGGCGCAAGCAGCGCAAATGCAAGCTCAGTCATTAGCGTACGGATTAACAATTCAACAACCAATCAAAGATCATTAGGAAAAACTGACATAATTAACGCTTCAAATAACGTCAATATTGTTGGTGATAGTAGAACCACAATCAACTTGGGTGCTATGTCTAGCAACGCTGCATCTGCGGTTGATGGCTATGTGAACATTTTTGGTTGCAATAGCGCGGGAACAAAAATGTATCAATATGCAGGTGGAGCTTCATTAGGTGGCGGCACAGCACAGGAAAACTTCGTCGGTGGCGGTCGCTGGGATAATGCTGCAACTGTTTCTAGCATTGTTATTGTTTCATCTTCTGGCAATTTTGATGCTGGAACAGTCCGAGTTTACGCAAGTGCATAGGGAGCAATCATGAATATCATTGAAAAAGAGTTTAATATCATCACAGGCGAGGAAACTATCACCGAGCGTGAGGAAACTGCTGCTGAAGCAAAAGAAAGATTAGATGCTCTGGCTGCGCATGAAGCGGCAATCGCTGAGGCAGAAACAAAGGCAGCGGAAAAAGCTGCATTGTTAAAGCGTTTGGGAATTACAGCAGAAGAAGCGGCTTTGTTACTTGCATGAAGGTAAAGCTCTCTAAAGCTGCTATTCAATTAAGAGAGCAGATAGATGACTCGTTCCCCGATCGTGACCGCACATCGGATGGTTGGATCGGTGATACCCGACACGCTGCTCGCAAGTCTGATCATAATCCAGATGAGCAAGGATGGGTTCGTGCCATTGATGTCGATCGTGACCTATTCAAGGGATCAAAGCCAGACATTATGCCAGACCTTGTTGATCAGCTTCGGAGAGCCTGCAAAAGCAAAACAGAAACACGCATTAGTTACATTATTTTCGATGGGTACATCTACTCGAGAATACTCAACTGGAAACCAAGAAAGTACACAGGGGCTAACAAACACACGAAACACGCTCACTTCAGCTTTAAGAAAGAAGCTGACTTACTGGGTGAGTTTTATCAAGTATCTATGTTAGGTGGAGAATAATGAAGAACATTAAGAACCCTGCTTACCTTGCTGCGGGAGCATTCCTAGCTGCTTGGGCTTCTAGCAACTTTGACCTTGACTATCGCGCAGTCCTTATGGCTGTCCTTTCAGGTGTATTCGGGTACGCCACTCCTAAAAAGTAATGGGAGCGCAAGACATCGCAGCGATCGTTGCAGCGGTGACAACAGTAGTAGGTTCATTCGGTATGGCGGTGCGCTGGCTCGTTAAGCATTACCTTGCGGAGTTGAAACCTAATGGCGGTGGGTCAATGAACGATAGAATGACCCGATTAGAAGCGCGTGTTGAAACAATCATTGTTCTCTTAGATAGGTAACAATTATCTCATGGCAAGAAAAGCAACTAAGGCGTTAGAGGAACAGGGTTACTCAAAGCTAGATGCTTACTGCATTGGGCTTTATGAATACTTCTGCTCACTTAAAAGAGCAGGGTTCGCAGAAGATGTAGCTATGTTCATGATCACTGAGCCACAAGCCTATCCGCATTGGATCTTGCCTGATCCTGTCGATCCTGAGAAGTTCGGCAATTATGAAGATGAGGACGATGATTAAAATAGTGGTCGTGTCCGATCTTCAAGTTCCATACCACGATCGGGTAGCCACGCGAAACCTTGCAAGTTTTATCAGCAAGTTTAAGCCTGATCAAGTAGTCACTATTGGCGATGAGATCGACCTTCCTCAGATTAGCAAGTGGGAAGAAGGGCGCATGGGCTCATATGCCCAGACCCTAGATGATGACCGCAATGAAGCTGTTGACCTGCTCTGGGAGTTAGGCGTAACAGATTGCATTCGTAGCAATCACACAGATCGCCTGTATAACATCATCATGGCTAAAGTAG